ATTTGGTAAAGCTCGTTGGCAGCCCACAATGATTGAGGGGGCGTATGGGGTGAATATTACCTCTTATAACACGACAGCGGGGCAATTATTAGTACATCTCCATCCTCAGTTCAGACAAATTCCAACAATGAACCAAGGTATGGTGATCATCGACATGTCTCAGATCAAGTATCGCTACCTCCAAGGGCGCGACACTCAGCTCCTTAGAGACAGACAAAGCCCAGGTCGGGACGCAGTCCAGCACGAATTTTTGAGTGAGTGCGGCCTAGAGCTTATGCAGGATAAGGTCCATACGTTCATCAAAGGATGGGCAACAACATCTTAACCTTCTTCTCCTTGGGAGGGCTTCGGCCCTCCCATCCCTTATTACAGACTGAAAGGAACTAAATAATGCCAAGCGTAGGTGGTCGAAAATACGCATACACGCCAGCCGGAAAAGCCGCTGCGAAAAAAGCGAAACAAAAAATGATGGCTAAGAAAACAATGAAGAAGAAGACGCGAAGAGCGTAATGTCTAACTTTGCAGACAAGGTTGTGGCTTCCCCGTACAACAGAAAAAACAAATCGTTTCTGCAAAACTATCACGACGATGTCATCAAAACCAAAAGGCACGGCCTTATGGATGGCAAGTATGTGACGATGCACATCAAGGGCATTGGCATAGACATGGAAGATGGAAGGGGAAGGTTGGAATATTTGCTTCCAAGCTACGATCCTGAGACTGGAAAAATTATGGATGGTCCGGCGATGTTTGAGAAGTTCAAGGACGACATTAAGGCTGGAAGGATTGAGGGGTATTCTGACGAGAAGGTTGCCGAAAAAGAACGCCAACTGATGTACCCCGATATTTTGGGCGTTCCGAAGAAAAGTAGATTTTCGGCTCGTATTTTTAGGAGTGGTGATGACTGAGGAAGAAATGTGCAAGTGCGGCAAGTACGCAAAATGCAAATGCCAGGAAGACGGCTGTGACGATTGCGACTGCAATAAACAGGGGGAAGAAGAGTGACAGGAATCCTGTACATCCGACTACGCGGAAAATGAACTTTGATCCAATCAAAGCAACATTCGTGATATTCATCATATTTGCTTTGATCTATCTCTTTGCGCTTTTCGCTTTCTGCACCGAAGTGCGCGGCGAACAAAAATACCCTGGCGTAAGTAGTGGTCAATGTCTTCCGATACCGACAATGATAGAGATTGTTAAAAATCGTTTGAAGGAAACAGTGGTATTTAAAGGGACAAACAACAGGGGAGAGATGGTCTTAATTTCTCACAACCCTCTTACAAAAAGCTGGTCAGCAATTAACCAATACCAAGGGCAGTTTTTTTGTCTGGTAGCATTTGGCTCGGATGGACTATTAATGCCGGAAGTTGAAGATGGTGGAAATAGCAAACCTTAATCAAATCAGCATAGATTTGGTGGAGCTAATCGCTCCCCTCCTAGCCTTGACATTGTCAATTGGCATTGGCCTTTGGGCAAAAGATGCTCTAGATGCTCTTATAAAAGGGCTAACCTTTCGAGCAGATACAGCAATTGAAGAGGGTTGCACCGTTTATATAGATGGAGACAAAGCGACTATAATAAAAATTGGCATATTCAAGACGACTTTTCAGATTACAAACGGCAGAGGTGTTACCTGGCGTTATGTGCCAAACAAGCGAATTGAGTTTCTGAAGATCGAAAAAGTCATAGAGCCTCCAGAAGATGATGCCCATTAACGGGACGACATCAGACCAAAGTTAGTCCACAAATAAGCTTCATAATTAAGGAGCGTTTTATGGACGATATCGATACAGAAATTCCAGTTAAAGCAAAAAAAGCCGCCGCAAAAAAAGCGAAAGAAAAGCAAGTTGAGAAAACAGCAGATGCTGTTTTTGTCTGTTTAGACCCCACACAACCCAGCTTCTCACTCATTCTAGATGCTGATTACAAAATCAGAGGAATGAAAAACAAAGATGGGCAAGTCGTTTTCAAGATCCCAGCCAAGGATGTTGAGAGAGTGCGGAAACATTATCACGTTACTACAGGCAGACTGGTTGAAGCCTGATGCCAGTTCATGCAAAAACAGTAGAGCATCCAGTAATTGGAACGCGAGACGCACCCGAATCCACACGGTTAGCTCCGCATGTTTTTAGAGGCAGTAAACACGCCCCTCTGGAAAACTTGGTTGCTATTGCGCTCCGGCGATATGGCGACTTCAGTTCACGCCGTGTGACAGGCGATGTCGTTTTGATGTTCATCGAGCTTGCAAATGAAGTCGTAGAGATGATCAATTCACACCCATATTATTCTGGGACGACTATCCAGTACTATAATTCACAGACAGACTTCAGAGAAATCGAGGACGCTATTATGGTTCGCGGATTACTCGCACTTTACGCAGAACAGCAGGCAAGTGAGAAGTATCCAAACGCACGGCTGGAGTTTGCAAGACACCTCAATGGCATTCTGTACAGTCGCAAATATAAAGGTGGTGTTCGCCACGAAATGACAAGTGTCGAGAACACTGATCCTATGCGCGACATGAACGGGAATGATGCGGCTCTGGCTCTCTAATGAAAAGCAAGTCACCAGCTCTCATCCCAAACCGACTATCGGCTTACTATGCCTTTCGGGGACTTGATAGATCTCGTCCCCTGATAGGCATGGATGATGGTGAAAAGCAGCCCCTATTTAATCTTCACAATGCACACAGTCACTGGACAGGTACCCTCAAGCGGGATGTCGGATTGCTGGCCCGTTATAAATGGGCTATGGGAGAAGTCGTTCACCAGGATTTTTTCGACAGATCTGGTCTGGCTTTCGCTATACAGGATGGCAAAACCATAAGCTTGTACAGTGAGCGCGGTGCAAACTTCCCAGATGCATTCCAGATAGATGTGCCTGTCACATCGATGAGCTTTGCAAACAAGCTCTATTTTATGTCTCCTGGCTTTCCCATGATCAAAACGGACGGCCTAACCTTTCAGAAAAGCACGGCATCGATCAGACCAGGATTTGCTGTCGGCATCCAAGGGCGTATATATGCGGCTGGTAGAACCGACAGACCAAAAGAGATATCTATCAGCCGTGTATTTGAGGACTTTCCAGATGATGAAATTTTCACCGCTGAAGAAACGAAAGCCCTAACAGAAGTAACCAGAGCTGACTTTCTCGACCTTGCAAACGTACTAGGCTCCGCTGACGAGATTACTGGCCTCGCAAGATTTGAGTCCAATCGTCTAGCCATCTTTACAAATGACCAGACTATCGTCTTCAAAGTCGATCCCGATTACACACAGCGTGAGATTGACAACAGAGCCAATGTCCAGCTTGGAGCTATATCACATAATGGGATTGTGCAAGTCGGATCAGATGTCATCTTCTGCTCTAGGCACGGTGTACACTCACTGATTAGAAGTTCTGAAAACGGGCTTACCATTGACAGCAGAACGCTCTCTTACGAGGTCGAAACATTATACAAACAATTATTGAAGGACTGCATAGGGCCACGGTTTGTAACGGCAACTTACGACCAAGACCTTGGAAGACTGCATATCTTTTTTCCGATGGCGAGTGGACGACATCAGCAACTCGTCGCAGAATTTCGCAGAGGATATGAGAGCCTTACTTGGGCGACATCAGATGCTGGTGCCGCAAGATGCGGAGCCTTTCTCGCAGGCTCCATGACGTTTGGCACAAGGGGCACGATCTACAGCCGCCTAGATGAGACAGTAGAATTACAGCCAGAAGACGACATAACAGACGATTTCATCCCACCAGCTATGAATATAGACACGCCCATTTTGTGGCATGGTTCGATAGATGAACAGAAAGAAGCAACGGCTCTTGTTGTGCAAGCGGCTGGCAGTGGAATGTTGCGAGTTTCTGCATTCGATGAACAAGGCGATGAGCTGCTTGTTGAAGAGATTGCGATACAAAGACGGGACGACAATCCCAACAAATTCCCCAATGATAGTCTTGACTTACAGTTTAGGCTTCCGTTCCAGCTTAGATATCGTGGCGTACAGCTTCGGTTTGAAAGTTTGGACATGGGCGACATCGAAATTTTGGGCTTTGCAATTGAATTGAAGAAGGCATAAGCGAATGGCACGTATCCAACAAATTCATCCTGGAAACTATAGATCATCAGGTAATATTGACGACGAGTTCTCCTCAGTCATTAGATACTTGGTGAGCGGTGAGAAGGGAGACTATACGCTTGGCGAATTGTTGTCCGTTCTCTTTGACGACACGGGCACACTGAAGTCTCCCGTAGAAATGCGGTTAGACGGCTCAACGAATTTGCAATATCGCGTAGGCTCGTACACTGATTCAACCTCCGGCTGGATTACCATTGCCCCAGCTTCCGCAATAAGCGGTGCCCCAGGAGCTGACCTCGGTACAATCGAGGGACCACTATTCTCTCAGGGGACATCTTATACAGCGACATCAGGCCAAACCGTATTTAACTATGAAATCGACACTGGCGACGATGTCATGGTTTTTATCAATGGCGTACTGCAAGCCGCATCGACAGTAACGATCTCTACGACCAACAATACCATCACATTATCTAGCGGTGTCACTGCTGGTCATATCGTTTACATAATTAAAATTAGAGCGCAGTCAGTCTCTAACTATCGTCGCTCCGACCAACAAGCCACAAACAATCAGGCTGTGTTTCCATTTACTCATACTGCCGACGAGAACATCCTTGTGTTCCGCAACGGCCTATTCCAAAACCCTGGCGGTTCTAACGACTATACATCTTCATCAGCGCAGAACACAGTCACATTCAATACTGCTCTCTCCTCTACAGATCTAGTCTCTGTAATCACCGTCGAAAACACAGCGGTAAAAAGTGTCAGTGGTCTTATGACACGCGATGGATACACAGATGCAAATGGTTTTATCCCATTCAACAAGCTGGCAGTAAGTGCTGGCGAGATCCCACAAGACAGGATCAATGGTTTAGCGGCTCTTACATCTGACAGGGGCAAGGTATTTGTCTCCCCGACTGCTCCTACTGGAGCAGGCAATGCTGTAGCAGGGAACATCTGGATCGATACCTCTACAAGCCCTGACACACCGAAGTTTTATGACGGTATACAATGGCTAAACTTTGCCGCAACGACAACGATCCCAGAGTTCTTCACGACAGATGCAAACAAAGTCCTACACATAAACTCTTCTGGTACAGCTTTAGAATTTAAAAACGTAGACACCTCGGCTTTCGTATTGCTGTCAACAGTCGGAGCGGCATCTGGTGTGGCAAGTTTAGATGCGAATGGTCGGCTCCCTTCCTCGCAACTTCCAACAGTGATGAACCTTGATAGTTTTGATTTCATCGACACCACAACAATTGGTGCCCCGACAGATTTCAACATTAAAAGAATTTACAAAGAAGCTGCTCGTATCGACTCCATCTATTTAAAGGTAAACAGCGGAACTTGCGATGTCACTATACAAGTTGACGGTACAAATGTCGGTTCGACATTTAATGTATCCTCGACAGCAATCGAACAGAACCTCGCGAACTCTATTTTGGTAGACGCAACAACGACCTCAAAGATGATTGGTATTAGTGTAACTAACCCATCAGCAGCCGCTGGTCTTGAGTGTGTCTTAGCAGTAGCAAAACAATCGGTGTAACATATGTATGGATTTGCAGACAGACTAAGGAAAAAAGGCAGATTTGGCGACACACTGATAGCGCATCTGTCAGAAGGTGAAGCTAGATTTCTTCGCAAGATGGGAGGAAGCGACACAACAAATCCTTTCACCGGAGCCGTCGA